AACATCCTCTTTCTCGACGAGTTCGCGTTTGTCCCAAATCACGTCGCTGACTCGTTCTTTGCATCTGTTTATCCTACTATTACTTCTGGTAAAAACACCAAAGTAATCATTGTATCTACGCCGCATGGTATGAATCATTTCTACCGTTTGTGGCATGATGCAGAAAAAAGAAAGAATGATTATATACCAACAGACGTTCATTGGTCAGAAGTTCCCGGTAGAGATCTGGAATGGAAAGAACAGACGATCAAAAACACTTCAGAACAACAATTTAAAATTGAGTTTGAGTGTGAATTCCTTGGATCAGTTGATACTCTAATCAACCCATCTAAGTTGAGAAATTTTGTATATGATGATCCCTTACAAAAAAATGCTGGACTGGATGTATATGAACCAGCAAAAGAAGATCATGATTATGTTTGCACTGTTGACGTTGCCAGAGGAGTTGGAGAAGATTACTCTGCATTTGTAGTTGTTGATATAACAGAATTCCCACATAGGGTAGTTGCAAAGTATAGGAACAATGAAATAAAACCAATGTTGTTCCCAAATATAATATATGAAGTATGTAAGAGTTATAACAACTCATATATTCTTTGTGAAGTAAATGATATTGGAGATCAAGTAGCAAGTATTCTTCAATATGATTTAGAATACCAAAATCTTCTCATGTGTTCTATGCGAGGTAGAGCAGGACAGATTGTTGGGCAAGGATTCTCAGGTAAGAAAACTCAGTTGGGCGTTAAGATGTCCAAAACTGTCAAAAAGGTTGGTTCATTAAATCTCAAAACTTTAATTGAAGAAGATAAACTCATATTCAATGATTATGAAATAATCTCTGAACTTACTACCTTTGTATCAAAACACAATTCATTTGAAGCTGAGGAAGGTTGTAATGATGACCTTGCAATGTGTCTCGTCATTTATGCATGGTTAGTCCAGATGGACTACTTTAAAGAATTGACAGATCAAGATGTTCGTAAAAGATTATACGAAGAACAGAAAAATCAAATTGAACAAGACATGTCTCCTTTTGGATTTATTGTTGATGGAGTCAATGATATGGAAAGTTTTGTTGATGCCGATGGTGATAGATGGCATACAGATGAATATGGAGATAGAGCATATATGTGGGATTATATGTAATGGACACCAAACATCAGGTCATAAATTTAATAAAGGTTGTTATCTTTTTTCAATTGTCCATAGTAGGAGCAACTATAATTGGATGTTTTCTTCCTATGGTTAATAAATGTGATACTGATACTAAACAGCATATTGCCAATATGATGACTGTTATTACAACATCAACTTTCGCATTATACGCAGCAGAAAAATAATGGACTTAGACGGACAGATAAAGTTAGGTCATTTATTATTATCTGATAGGAAATGTAGAGTGTGTGGAGAAGTTAAAAATTTAGTCGATGGTTTTTATAGAACAAGAAAAGATAGAGGTTCTGTTGCATCATCATATTCATATGAATGTAAAGTTTGCGCCAAAAAAAGAATTAAAAAATCCAGAAAACAAAAGAAAACATCGATTCCCATGATAGAAGATGTTTATCCAGACTGGTAGTTTCGTTCACGTCACAGTTCCCCACTGAAAACATACATTTTAATAAATATTTTCAGATAAACTGAGTTTAAACACGGAGAAGAACATGGCAACTCCACAATTATCTCCTGGTGTATTGGTCAGGGAAGTTGATCTAACAGTAGGAAGAGCTGATAATGTCCTCGATAATATTGGGGCTATTGCCGGACCTTTTCCTATTGGACCAGTTAACGAACCTATTCTGATCACCAACGAGACAGAACTTATCGATACTTTCGGAAAACCACTGAGCACAGATGGTCAGTACGAGTATTGGATGAGTGCCGCATCATATCTTTCTTATGGTGGAATCCTTAAAGTAGTTAGAGCAGGCTCTAGCGATGCAACAACCTTAATCAATGCTAACGCTGGTGTAGGTGCTGCAAACACAACTACTCTTAAGATTGATAATTATGACGACTACACTGCTAATCACCAGGATGTTGATACTGACTACTCTTATGCTGCAAAAACTCCAGGATCTAGACTTAACAACTTAAAAGTCTGTGTCATTGACGATCTTGCAGACCAGAGAATCGGTATTAACACAACTAACCTGGAACAGGCAGGTGCCGTAATTGGATACGGTGTTACTACAGTCATTACTGCACAAACTCTTCCTGGTGCAGGAACAACTCAATCGTTCAGTGGTTATCTGAAGGGTATCATCACAGGTGTTACCACAGACAGCACAAACGGAAACAGCACAATCGACGTTAAGGTTGTTTCTAGAGTATCCGCTGCTGGTACTGAAACCAAGATCGATTACGCTGAAAGAAACAGAACATCTTCGTTCAGCACCTCTGATTCACTGTACTTTGTAACCAACGCTGGCGCGAACGCTGGTCTTTCTGGCACTGTCGCTCCATACACACCTCAAACTGCAGTTGATTGGTACGAACAGCAAACTCTCACACTTACCAATTCCACAATTTATTGGAAGTCGATTGCTCCAAAACCAACAACTACTAACTATGCAAACCTTAGAAATTCTAAGGGAGATGGAATCAACATTGCAGTTGTAGATGATCTTGGAACAATTACAGGAGTACAAGGAACTATCCTTGAAAAGCATGTTGGACTTTCGAAGGCAGCAGACGCTATCTCTGCAGTAAATTCTCCACAGAAGATTTACTACAGTCAGTATCTTGCAGACTTCTCTCCAAATATCTACGCTGGTTACAATCCTTCTCAGGCAGAAGATACTTACAATGGAACCGCTCCTAGAGCAACTGGATTCTCAGCAGACTTTACTGCAATAACAACTGCAGATGGTCTTTGGGGACAAAACACACAAGACGTAACCTTCAGTGCAATTGGTAACGTAACATACACCCTTAGTGGTGGTGTTGATTATTCCTCCACTGGCGGAATGAAGGCAACACTCGCAGATCAAATTACTGCATATGGATACTTTGCTAATGAAGATGATGAGGCAGTTGACTTCCTGATCATGGGTCCTGGTTGCGATTCTATTGGCGAATCTCAAGCAAAAGCAAACTATCTGATTTCACTGGCAAATCAAAGAAAGGATTGCGTTGCTTGTGTCGGACCACATAGAACTTCACTTGTCGGTCAAACAAACGCAACTACTCAAACAAACAACCTGATTGAATACTTCAGTCCACTTCAATCGTCTTCTTTCGCAGTCTTCGATAGTGGTTACAAGTACACTTACGATAGATTTAACAACAGATTCCGCTACATCCCAACTAACGCTGACGTAGCAGGTCTGATGTGCAGAACAGGAATCCTGGCATTCCCATGGTTCTCCCCTGCAGGTCAGCAAAGAGGAATCATCAACAATGCAATTAAACTTGCATATAATCCAAACAAGGCACAGAGAGATCAACTTTATCCTCTGAGAATTAACCCTGTTGTTAACAAGCCTGGTGTTGGTGTTCTCTTATTTGGAGATAAAACTGCTCTCGGTTATGCAAGTGCTTTCGACAGAATTAACGTTCGTCGTCTGTTCCTCACAATTGAACAAGCACTTCAAGCTAGTGCTGAAGCACAACTCTTTGAACTCAATGATGAGTTGACAAGAGCAAACTTCGTAAATATCGTCGAACCATATCTTCGCGACATTCAAGCGAAGAGAGGTATGTATGACTTCAGAGTCATTTGCGACGGAACGAACAACACTCCTGATGTTATTGACAACAACGAATTTAGAGCAGACATCTTTATCAAACCAGCAAAATCGATCAACTATGTCACTCTGACTTTCGTTGCCACCAGAACTGGTGTTGCATTTGAAGAAGTCATCGGTCGAGTTTGATTTTATCATCTAATTAACACTAGGAGGACCTAAAAAAATGGCTTACACAATCGAAAGTTTTAAGACTGCTATGAAGGGGGGCGGCGCACGCCCCAATCTATTTGAAGTAGAACTTACTTCGTTCCCAGGATCATCCGCAGAATCTTACAGCCCATCAAATTTCCAGATGCTCTGTAAAGCTGCTCAACTTCCTGCTTCAAACATCGCATCCATCGATGTTCCTTTTAGAGGAAGAACCTTCAAAGTTGCTGGAGACAGAACCTTTGATCCATGGACCGTTACCATCATCAATGATGAGGATTTCACAATTAGAAATTCTATGGAACGTTGGATGCAAATCATCGGACAATATGGCGATGGTTCTGGTAAGGTAAATCCAGCAGAATACCAAGTCAACGCAGTAGTAAGACAACTCTCCAGAAATTCTTCGAAAGAAGGAAAGGGAGTTTCTACTGGTCAGGGACTTAGAGGAGTTGCACAGTATAAGTTCTACGGAATTTTCCCAACTGCAATTTCTTCTATCGAACTGTCTTACGATTCTTCAGATACAATTGAAGAATTTACTGTTGACTTTGCTGTACAATACTGGACACCAGAAGCAGTAACTAAGGGCAGCAATGATGGTAGTCAGGCAGGACAAGATCAAGCAGGTCTCGGCGCTTGATAATCGCATATTTGAAAATACCTAAATAGTCAAAGATAATTCAAGTTTAACTTATAATTATGTCTAGGCTATTTGGCTTTTCTATTGAAGATTCAGAAGATAAAAAACCCGAACTCACACCGTCACCCGTTCCTCCTTCTAAGGAGGACGGGTCTGACTTTTATCTGAGTAGCGGGTTTTTTGGATCTTATGTTGATATAGAAGGAGTATATAGATCCGAATTTGACCTGATCAAAAGATACAGGGAGATGGCATTGCATCCAGAAGTGGATGGTGCTATTGAGGATATTGTGAATGAAGCGATTGTCTCAGATACAAATGACAGTCCCGTACAAATTGAATTATCAAATTTAAATGCTAGTGATGGCATTAAGAAAAAGATTCGTGCAGAATTTAAATATATTCTAGAGTTATTGGATTTTGATAAAAAAGCGCACGAAATTTATAGGAATTGGTACATTGATGGTAGAATTTACTACCATAAAATAATCGATGTAAAGAATCCCACCGAAGGAATTCAGGAACTTCGCTACATTGACGCATCTAAAATGCGTTATGTTCGCAAACAAAAGAAGAGAAAAGGCGAAGAATTAAGACTGGCAAGTAATAGTGACAATCCATTAGACTATAATTTCCCAGAAATAGAAGAGTTTTTCATCTATAATCAAAAAGAAACTTACCCAACTGGAACTCCTAGACCTGGATATGGGGGAAGTTCAAATGGAATCAAAATGACAAAAGATTCCATCGCATATTGTACTTCTGGATTAGTAGATAGAAATAAAGGAACAACTCTTTCATATCTTCACAAATCAATTAAAGCTCTCAATCAACTCCGTATGATTGAGGACTCTTTGGTAATTTACAGATTATCAAGAGCACCTGAGCGTAGAATTTTCTACATTGACGTTGGCAATCTTCCAAAAGTCAAGGCAGAACAATATCTTCGTGACGTTATGATGAGATATCGTAACAAACTTGTTTATGATGCAAACACTGGAGAAATTAGAGATGACAAAAAATTCATGTCAATGCTGGAGGATTTCTGGTTGCCAAGAAGAGAGGGCGGCAGGGGCACCGAAATCTCAACGTTGCCAGGAGGTCAAAACCTTGGAGAAATCACTGATATTGAATACTTTAAAAAGAAACTCTTCCGTGCGCTTAACGTCCCATCATCAAGAATGGATGGAGAAGGTGGGTTTAACCTGGGGAGATCTTCTGAGATCCTGAGAGATGAAGTCAAGTTTAGCAAGTTTGTTGGACGTTTGAGAAAGAGATTCTCAGGAATGTTCAGCGATATGCTCAGAACTCAATTGATTCTCAAGAATATCATCACTCCCGAAGATTGGGATTTGATGAGTGAGCACATTCAATATGATTTCCTCTATGATAATCACTTTGCAGAATTGAAAGAAGCAGAGTTAATGAATGAGAGACTTGCTTTAGTTCAAACTGCAGAACCATATATCGGAAAGTATTACTCCCAAGATTATATTAGACGTAAGATTCTTCGTCAAACCGATGAAGAAATTATCGAACAGGATATTTTAATTAAGCAAGAAATTAAAGATGGAGTAATTCCAGATCCAAGTGTACCAGTAGATCCAGAAACAGGATTGCCAATGGACTCTACAGCAGGAATGGATTTAGGAAAACCTGTAATGGAACCAGAACTTAGTGCTCCAGAAGTAGATGCATCTGCTATGGAAATGCCAAAAGGCGGTGAAATTTAAGGCAATAAATAAATTATAGTTGTTTATTTAACATATTAACATGGAAGAACTTTTAGATATGATCCATTCTGATGAATCCCCTTCCCAAATCACAGATAAACTTAAGGATATGCTTTTTGCTAAGTCAGCAGAAAAGATTGAAGCTACACGTCCCGAAGTAGCAAATTCTCTCTTTGCTGATGTTGCTGATTCTCCTGAGGAAGAAAGCGCAGAATAATAAATAACTATTAAAGTGTAATTTAATTTTAGAATAATGGCTCATAGACCTGTAGGAACATCGATCGTATTATCAACTAGTGCTACTTCGGGGATGACAACTTCTTTTGTCGTGTCTTCGAATGTCATTAGAGTTGTTGCTGTATCGAATGGTGCTCATGTAAAAATTGATAGCGCACCTACCGCTACTACTGCTGATTACTATGTTCCTGCAGGGACTTCCGCCACTCTTGCTTTGACAAAAGCATCAAATAGAGTTGTCGGAATAACCACAGGTGCTACCACCACAATTACTTTCGCTGAAGGGACACAATGTCCGTTTGGAGTTGGTGATTTTATTACAATCACAGGTGGATCAAATTCTTCATTAAATCTTCGCCATGTGGAAGTGACTAGTGTAGATACCACTTCTGACGTTAATGGAAACTTCCAAGCCGCATGTACAGTTGCTTATGACTCTGGTTCTGCTGGAGATTTTGCTGGAGCAGATGTCACAGCAAGTCTTTCCGTCAGAGTAGCAGCTAGAACTGATAGCGGTTCGGGAACTTTACATGCACAACTAGTCCAAACTACAGGAGAAGCGTAATGAAGTTAATTAGAGAAGAAATTGAAAATGTAGAAATTATCGTCGAATCAAAAGGCGGTAAAAAGTCCCTTTATATCGAAGGTGTTTTCCTCCAAGGAGATATCAAAAACCGTAATGGTCGTATGTATCCCATGGAAACTCTTCGTAAAGAAGTCGGTCGCTACATGCAAGAAAATGTAGATACAGGTAGAGCACTTGGAGAGTTGGGTCATCCTGACGGTCCAACTGTCAACTTAGATCGTGTTTCCCACAAAATTGTTTCCCTGAAAGAAAGCGGATCCAATTTTATTGGAAAAGCGAAAATTCTCGGAACACCAATGGGAAAAATTGCGTCTTCTCTTTTAGATGAGGGCGTAAAACTCGGTGTTTCTTCCAGAGGAATTGGTTCTCTGAGAGAAGACCGTAACGGTGTCAAGGTTGTTGGTGAAGATTTCATGTTAGCAACTGCAGCAGATATCGTTGCTGATCCTTCTGCTCCTGATGCATTTGTATCTGGAATCATGGAAGGAAAAGAATGGGTATGGGAAGGTGGTATTCTTCGTGAAAAGTATGCTGAGCAAACTAAGCGTAGAATCAATACTTTAGTTGATCAAAGAAAACTTGATGAACATAAGTTAAACTTGTTTGATGACTTCCTCAGAAGTCTTTAAACATTAAATATATTAATTTATAAATAAATATAGATTTAATACACAGGTAAATCGGAGAGTTCAAATGTCTAGTGACAACAATTTACAAGAAATGGAAGCAGGCACGAAGCAATCCAAGACTGCTGTTAACGCTGGTGCAAAACCAGCAGACGGTATGGATACTTCGGTTGCTGGAAGCTATGAAGATCTCGGTGGTCCTACCCCTGAGAACTATAAGTCTGACGACGATTCAGCAAAGTTAAAGACCCCAGGTGGTTCTTTAAAGCAAGTTAAGGACGTAGTAAATAAGGGTGCTGCCGCTGCTGAAACCGCTAAGGGAGTCAAGGAAGAAGAAGATCTTTCTGACGAAGAAGTGGTTGCAGAAGCAGAAGAAACTACCGAAGAAGAAGTTGTCGCTGAAGAAGAGACCACTGAAGAAGAAGTAGTTGCCGAAGAAGAAGCTACCGAAGAAGAAACTGAAGTAGTTGCTGAGTATGACATGGAAGAAGATGTCAATGCTCTCCTCCAAGGCGAAGAACTCTCCGAAGAATTCCAAGAGAAAGCACGTATTATCTTCGAAGCAGCAATCAACTCTAAGGTTGCTGGTATCGAGCAGCAACTCAAAGAAGAGTATGCTGTAGCTTTCAATGAAGCTATTGCTGAAGAAAAGGCTGCTCTTACTGAAAGAGTAGACTCCTATCTTGAGTACGTCGCTGACGAGTGGATGGAAGAAAATGCACTCGCAGTTGAAGCAGGTCTTAAGACCGAAATGACCGATTCATTCCTCACTGGAATGAAGAGTCTTTTTGAAGAACATTATGTAACTATCCCTGAAGAAAAATATGATGTGCTTGAGAGCATGGTAGAAAAACTTGATGATATGGAGACAAAACTCAACGAGCAGATTGAGAAGAACATCACTCTGAACGGTCGCCTTTCTGAGGCAACTGCAGACGGTATTCTCGATCAAGTATCCGAAGGTCTTGCACAGACCCAGAAGGAGAAGCTCGCCTCACTTTCCGAAAGTGTAGAGTTTGAAAGTGAAGAACAATATCGTGACAAATTGGAAACCCTCAAAGAGTCGTATTTCGCCTCTAAGAAAGAGACTTCCAATGCTAAGTCCGAAACCCTCTCTGAAGGTGTAGACCAGTCTGGTTCTGAGTCCTACTCCGATTCCATGGCTGCATACCTCAGAACCTTGGGTTCCTTCGGTAAGCAATCCTGAATTTAACATTAAATCAAACGTAAACATTACACCCTAAGCAAATGTTCCAATCTGAGCATCTGCAGGAAAAGTGGGCACCCCTTCTGAACGCTGAAGGATGCGACGAGATCAAAGATACTCATCGTAGAGCTGTCACCGCTGTCCTGCTCGAAAACCAAGAGAAATTTATGCGTGAGCAGTCTGCCTTTGATCAAGGCGGAATGCTGACCGAGCAACCAACCAACCAAGTAGGTAACGGTGGATTCACCGGTTCCTCTGCTGCTGCAGGTCCTACTGCTGGTTTCGACCCCGTTCTGATCTCCTTGATCAGACGCTCCATGCCTAACCTGGTCGCATATGACCTGGCTGGCGTTCAACCAATGAGCGGACCTACTGGACTCATCTTCGCGATGCGCTCCCGTAAGGACTCTCAGAGTGGAACTGAGACCTTCTTCGATGAAGTCGATACCGCATTCTCCGGACAACCCAAGGGTCTTGATGACACCAACGGTTTCTCCGACGTTGCTGCAGGTCTGGGTACTACTTCTCAGTCTGGTACTAACCCTGCTGTCCTGAACCCAACTGGTTCTGCTACCTCTACCGCATACGATGTCGGTCAGGGTATGCGTACCGACACTGCTGAAGCACTCGACGGAACTGGTGCAACAGCATTCAACCAGATGGCATTCTCGATCGAGAAAGTCACTGTAACCGCTAAGTCCAGAGCACTCAAAGCTGAGTACTCCTTGGAACTGGCACAAGACCTCAAGGCAATCCACGGTCTGAACGCTGAAGCAGAACTTGCTAACATTCTCTCCACTGAGATCCTCGCGGAAATCAACAGAGAAGTCATCAGAACCATCTATAAGGTTGCTGAGCAAGGCGCTGCTACTAACGTTGC